TTCCATTTTAATAACCCTATTTATATTCTTATTAGAATAGTCTGTTATAAGTCTTGGTATAGTACTATTCTTTAAAAAGAAAACATTTGAGTCATTAGGAATTGGATTATCAAAGTTTAACCATATAGAATTTATATGGTTAAACAAATCTTGATCAATATAATAATTAAAATTTCTGTCTTTAAATATTTCCATTATTTTGTCATGTATTTAATAAATCTTGGATCTGAAGCAAGAATAGATGTAAGACTGTTATTAGCTCCTATAGTCTGTCTTACCATTAAGAATTTTTGATCTACAGAAAATGAACCATGAAGAACTAATTCAAGATATTGTTTCATATTATCTTTAGATAATTTACCTGAATAATGCCTCATATAGTTATATAATCTTGTACATAAAATTGCAGAAGTAGCACCTTTCCAGTTATTAGCATCTTTCTCATAATCACCACAGCACTGAGTTAACTGAGCTTTAGCTGTTTCTACATTGTATTCTTTGATAAGTTTTTCTACAGATGGTAATTTGTCAAGCTTCTTATTAATAAAATTAACCAATTCACTTGTAATATTTTTACCTACAGAAATGTCACCAAAAAGTACAATCTTATTAAGGTTATTCTCAAAGTTATCTATAGTAGATACAAGGCTAAAAAACTTGTCCATCATACGAGGAGTTACTTGATTAGATGCAGAAATACCATCTTGTTTCTTATTTTCAAACACTTCTGGTTTCCACAAAACAAAATTAATTAACCTCTCATCTAATCCTATTTTCTCTGCACGATCAGCCCAATCTTTAGCATCCCAAACCATATTGATTCTCATCATACGATCTGTCTGAGCTTTATCCATAGAAGCTACATTATACTCACCATTATCAGGATTCTCTGTTAGAATAATCTGAATATTTTTCTTCTTTAGATCCCAACCTACCATTGTTTGCTCATTAACCAATTCCATAACAGCTTGGCTAAATAAAGTATTACTACGACTATAATCGTCAAGCAATAATATAGCACCTTCTTTTAGATTAACAACCCAATCAGGAGGACATGGACGAGTTCTTACTTCACCTGTATAATTATAACCTTCTGTAGTAAATTTTGTAAGTAAGTTTTCAGTTACCCATTTGCTTTCATCTTCTTTCTTTACCTCATACTCCTTAGAATAATAACCGATCAATTCTGATGGCTCTGTTAATTGAGCAAGATTTAGTTTGTAAAAATCTCTATTCAAATCTTGTGCAAGTTCTCTACAAATAGTAGTTTTACCCAAACCTGGTGTACCTACTAAACTTACACTTACAGGAACACCTCCTGCATTTATAATTGCATCATTAGCTGCAATCAAATCTTTCAAAACATTATACGTTTCGTTTGGTTTATATGTTGTTTCTTTAGTCATTTTTAATTAATTATTTGGTATTTTAATCCATTGTGCATGGTTTTCAATTGCATTTGTTGAACCATTTGATGATATAACCCATAAAAGTTTTTTGTAACAAGCTGGTGGTTCTTCGGCTTGACCATCAGTAAAAATTATACAGCTATTATATCTGTTATTTTTATTGTAAAAATCTACTGCTGCCGTAAACGAAGTTCCACCACAATTTGTTCTTTTAAACTCATTATTTTTTTTGTATTTAACTTCATCCATTACCTCTGTATCAAAAGGTCTTATTTCAATATCTACCTTTTTAGATAAATAATGGATTTCATTTAGAAAATCAAGTAGTTCAGTTTGACTTACAGAACCTGACTCATCTATCAATACTAAAATTTTACTTTTAGGTTTAATAACTGTTTTAGGTTGTCCTGGAAATCTATGATTTTCTCTTACTTTACTTGTTTTAATAAAATACTGATTTGAATTTCCTACAAAATTTCTGATATAATTCAGATAATTAAAATGGGGTTTAGGTTTTATGAAATTACGTATTAACTGCTCTATTTCAGTTGGAATATTTCCTTGACTTTTAGAGATTTCTTCAGAGATAGTTTCAATAGTATGTTCAATAGTTTTTCTTAAACTTTCTCTTTCAGGTTCAGTTAAATCACTTTCGTTTCCATCTTTATCTGTTATTACCCAAACATGTTTTGCATTATCACCAATGCCCATTTTATCTTTCTCTTCTTCAGGTAATTTGTCTAATTCTTTGTAGTAATGATTCCTACCCTTCTTAGGTGAAAAATCCAAATCAGGATATTTTTGTTGTAAATCATCTAAGAATATACCCCAACTAGGAAGATGTGCTTTATCAATATACTGATTAATTTCACAATCAGTAGCAATATTATCCATCTTACTATTAGAATATAAATCTGAAGTAACAAGATGAAACATTGCAAGATGCAAAGCCTCATGCTTTAGTACACCGTATCTAACTTCATCAGAATATTTAAACCACTCATCAGGATTAATTAGTAAACCAAAATCCATAGTTGATTTATTTACTGATACTGCTGCTAACGGTATATCTTTAGACTCTTGTTTGTTAATGGTTGTTAGAAATAAACCATAAAATATATCTGAAATCAGAAGTTTTTTAGTTATTCGGTTTACATCTAATATTAAATTTTGTTCCATTATAAATTTTTCATAAAAAAAGCAGCTATTTAAGCTGCTCTACTAGTTTTTTTGTTTTTTCAAAACCAAATTTTTTGTAATAGTCACTTATGTCTTTTTCATCCGGTACGTAAAATACTTCAATATTAAATTCTTTTAATACTTTATTTGTTGCTTCTATTCCTGCCTTATCATTGTCAAAATTGAGAATTATTTTTTTAAACCTTTTATTTAGTATTTCAATTTTATCTTTCCAATTTGATAAAGCTTCTGAATGAGGAGCTACAGCATTAATTCCGAATCTTCTATAAAGCATAACGTCCTTCATGGATTTTGTAATAACACAAACATCCCCAATCCAATCTAATTCGTCAAAACCTTGTAAATCTCCATGTGAAGTATTAGATATAAACCTATAATTATCTGCTTTATAATTATATAGTTTCCATTTACCGTTAAAATAGTAACCTATACAAGGGTTATAGTTATTATAATTGTATAACATTTCACCGTTAATCCAATAATGTTTGATAGAGTATACGTGGTATTTTATACATAATTCTGATGTAATACCATGACTCTTTAAATAATCTATGTCTTGTTGAGTAAAAGGTTGTATTTTAACTTTAATATCCTTATATTCTTTTGATTTTTTAACCCTATCTATCTTTTTTATTTCAGATATATCAGAGTTTTCTAAGAATATAGAATATATTTTATGTAAGGCTCTTGTATATGTTATGTTTTCAACTTGCATTACAACACTTACACAAGTATAAGTTTTGTTTAATGCAAAATCTTTGAAGAACAATATACCATTATACCAATAGAAACTACAATCTGGTTTTGAATCTTGTCTAAGTGGATTACAATATTTTGAGTTTAAATCACAAAACCCAAAATACTTGAGATAAACATCTTCTTGACGTATTCTATCGAATAGCCAATCAAATGTTATCTCAAGAGGTTTTATATTTTGGGTCCCATACATATTAGAAATCTAAGCTTTGTGCTGAACTTAACTCTTCATCATTAGATGGTACAGCTGTTGGTTTAACCAATTTAGCTGACTCAGAAGCTGATAATGTTAAACGACTAGGATTACTCATAGCTCTAACACAACCATCATATTTAGGCATTTCAAGATAACCTTTAGTGCCATATACGAATTTAACTTCCAATAAAGTTTTCTTACCGTTTACTGCTGCACAAAAATTATTAGCCATTTCTTCATAAGAAGTAAATTGAGTTCCAAATGAATCTTCACCTGTTACTTCCTTTACCCATCTACGAAGACGAGTCAATTGGTTTTTAATTTTGTCATCAGTATCACCAGCCCATTCTGTAACAGTTATTTTTTGACCATTACCACCTAAGATGTCAATACATAGTGCTTTATCACCTGTACCATCTTTTTTAGGACTTCTAAATTCTGCATTAATTGTTACATTCTGGTTAATACCAGGATTAAAACTTACGTTTTCTCTTAGTTCTACTTTTTCTTGTGTTCCGTACATATATTTATTTTATTTTATTTTATTAATAACCTGTTGATTCACTTACATGAGTTATAACATCATCTACCAATGAGTATTTAGGACTAACATCTCTTTTTAGTTTTAATCCTAAATCCTTAACCCATTTAGAAACCACTGATTGTGGTATTTCATACTTGCTTGCAAGATTTACTTTTGTCATTCCGGCTTCTACATCAGCCACAAACGATTGTTTACTTATTTGTTTCATAATTTTCTAAAATTGTTACGTCACCTTCTTCATTAATTTTTACATTGTTTGTAGAAACAACATCTGTCATTTCTTCTACAGTATATAAACCTAAAAGTTTATCCGGTGCAATACGTTGAGCACCTAAAGCTAAAGCTCTGGCATACAGCATATGCTTCAATTTGTTATCCTAAAGGCTTTTTATCCTCTAGTTCTTATAGTTTCCTATAAGTTCAGCATACATCATCATTGAATAAATATGGTCTTCTTTTACCTTTTCTAATTCTACTAATAGTTGTAGGATTTACTTTAAATAATTGTGCTATATCTTTAGAAGTCATGTTTGTTTTAAATAGTTCTAATAGTTTAGGAAAATCTTTTTCTTTAATTTTAGAATTATGTCTTTCATCTTTAATAGGTATTTTAGTTAATCCTAATTTTAAAGCATGTATTACATTTTCTTTTTGACTAATTAATTCTAAATTTTCTAATCTATTATCTCGTTTATTACCATTTATATGATTAGTAACTAATTTTCTAGAAGGTTTTATTCCTGAAAATGCTTCTATTACAAGAGAATGAATTCTTCTTGATTTAGGAACATTATTTTTACGTAACATTACTATTACATACCCAGTTCTAATATCCATTCCAGTTTTTCTAATTACTTCTTTTTTAAATCCTTTTTTAGGTAAAGATTTTATTCTTCCTAAATTAGATACTTCATATAAATTTTCATAACCTACAATAGGTTTCCAAATTTCTTCTATACATAATACATTATCCATAGTACAAAGATAATAGAATATATCCAATGTTGGGCACTCTTGGAGAAATTATTGCTTAACTTGCTCATTCTCTATGCGTTGAACTTTCTACGTACTTTTATAGTCTTCCGTAGCTTAGCTGCTGATTACCATACCTGTCTTTCAAGGCTTAGGCTTCCAGTCAATTCACCCAATTTTAAATGCCCAAGCTATTCAGGCATCTTTAACCAGTTATCTTTTGTAGTCCAACCTGCCTTTACAGCATCAGACCAATAAAAAGAGGTTCTTTCTGTAATTTGACCACGATAAAATTCAATAGTTGTTACCCTATCTTTAATATCGTTACCATCTTTGTCTTTACCTCTTACAACCAATTCATAATCTTGAATTGTTTTGTAACCGATTCCATTTGCCCAAAGCAATGCACCTAAACCTTTTGAACTCAAAGCTAATCTACCTTGTATATTATATACTTGGTGAAAAGCTTGCATAGGTTTCATACCTAAATCTTTACCAAATTGAGCAATAGTAAAAGCCTGCTCTATTGTCTTAATGTTTGCAGGTAAACTTTTACTGTCAATAAGGATTTGTAATTGCTCCATTTCTGTTTTAGGAGCTGATCTTACGATACTCTGATCGTTTACTTTTTCTATTTCTGTCATAATCTAATTAATATCTACTATAATCAATTTCCGAGGCTTTAGGTAATTCTTGATAATGTGTAGTAGCACCATTAAATAGTAATGGGACATACATATTAGCTAAACCATAATGCCTATCTTTAAGAATTTTCATTGATACATATTTACTTCCTAATCTTTTTATATCATATCCTCTATGAGAAGACATATTGTATCTGATAGGACTAAATAAACCCATAATAAAATGATAGTCTCTGGCTGTTTCTTTACAATTAGCTAAACCAGGAATAGATGGTTCAAGTTTTTCTTCTATCGTTTGTCCTTGATAATATTCCTGTTTATCATTTGTCATGTCCTGTTGCTGAACGGCAATAGTAATGCAATTTAGTTTCTTAACAAAGTGTTTTAAACAATAATGTTTACTAAATCTGCCAATAGCTTCATAAAGACTTTCTCCCTTTTCAGGTGTTAAAAGAGATACATGGTCAATAACAAGAAAAAACCATAAATTAGGATTGTTAGGTATATATTTTTTTGATACTTTCTCAGCAGAAACTGTATCAAATTCTTCTTTACCATTTGCTAAATGCCATTCATGTACATATTTATAAATACCATAAGCATTATACAAATGATCAACAATCTCAATTTTAGAAGACATATCATCTACATACTCTTTACATTGCTTTATCTTTTCTAATACATCATTAGATAAAGTATAATTACCTAAAGATTTTAATTCAGCTAATGATAAAGATATTCCATGTAGTTCATATAATAAACTACTAATCATTGATAACCAAAATTCTTCTTTTGACTCCTCCAAAGCAAAATACATAATTTTGTAATCAATTTCAGGATGGTCTTTTATAAATTT